TACTATCATTTAACACTCTATAAGTCAAATTTTTAGAGCTCAGCCCTTGAAAATACTGACTTTCTTTAAAAACATTTAGGCATTAAATCGCCTTAGTTTTTCTTTAAAGTCCCTAAAAAAGTCCACAAAAAAGAGCCCTGAAAAGGGCGTAATATTGACGAGTTCAGCAGGCAAGAAACTAGCACGGTCAAACGTGCTTTTTCTATTACCTGGTAATATTATAGCATATCCTCTCAAACTTATATATAACCAGAATCCCGCAAAAGAAAAAGATAAAAGCATAAAGGATAGGGAGAAAGCTGTTCTTACTTTTATTTTATCAAATAGCAATATGAGAAGCAAGGATAAAAAGCCCTCAGAAATAAATCTAAGGACTTAAATAACGACGTGTTGGTTTGCTCACTTAATTAGTCTACTTAATACTATTCAATATACTATTCAATTATAGTTTACTTTGAAATGTTCTTAATCCTTTCTGTAAATTTTTGAATCGCATTCAGTTCTGCAGGTCTTAAATGAGGGTATGCCTTAGTCCTCCCCCCATTTCGTTTAATATGTCCAAATTCAAGTAAATGAGTAAGAGATCCGTATTTAAAACTATATACGACCCAAACTCCATTTCTCACTCTTTTCTTACGCCATCCTTTTGAATATTTACCTGTTCTTTTAGGGCTAGTTTCCCTTAATTCTTTAACTGTTTCTTTAGCGACTTGCTCCGCAATTTTATCAACTTCTTCATTAACCTCTTCGCAATATTCTGCTAAAATATTTGCTAATTGTGCTGCTAAATCCATTTTCTAAAAACTCCTTCTATTTTTTAAAATATCAACTTTTTACCCCCTTTTTGGTTGACAGCTTCCGACTTGGAAAAAGTTCACCGCTCCCGGTACCTAAAATCAACGAAAATGCTTTACAAAGTGGGGGGGGAGTGTCAATATCCTTTCAGTTCTATAAATCTTTTAGCGATTACCTTTCTACGGCTATTTATATAACGGGTAGTTTTATTTAGTTTCTCTGCCACGTCTTCCCAAGTCACACCAGCTTCTAAAAATCTCATTTTAAAGATGACTAGATCAGTATCAATCAGATTTTCCATCAAGGTATCTACAATTAATTTAAAACCTTCCAGATATCTTAAGGTTAAATCTTCTTCAATTCTAATGATGGTTGCTTCAGTAGGACTATATACTGTCTTTCCTTTCCCACCAGTATAATCTTCAGTGCTATGTTTCTTATTATGTATCAGTTCTTGTCTTCTCAAATAAATTTTATTAGCAATCGTTCTATATCGTCCTAACTCAATATCTATCCCGTCCAGGTCTCTGTTACTCAGTTCATACATAGTCAAGTACCTCCACTTCAATTTTAAAATTTTCTTATCCTGCATTCTGTCAAACTGACAAAAGCTTAAAAGCCTTTCAACACTCCACTTACCAGGTATCATTGTTTTAAGTTTGACAACTCTTCAATATGACAAGTTCAAGGGAAATTTCTTTAATTTATCCCCTCAGTTTCTCATATCTTACATTCTGTGAAACTCACTCCATTCTGTAAACCCCTGATATACCTTGCTTTCAAGCTATTACTTCTTTTCAGTTTATGCTTACTTTGTTATGTGAAACTTAGTAAAGCATAAAAGTAGGACTAGCGATAGTTCTTTTGTTTGAGCCATATATCACTAGCCTTACTGAATCTGTAACCTATTTTTCTAAATACGCTTTGATATCCTGATATTCCTTAGAAAAATTCATCCATCCGCTAGAATCAGGGGTGAAGAATGGTAGGACAGTAAGCGGACTTACTTCTGTTCGATACGGCGATAGAGAATGTCTCTGACTTATTTCCCTGACTACACCTGTATGGATTTCTTCTACATCCTTCTTTAGTTCTTGAATTTCATCATATGCGTCCAGAATTCGTCTAAGTTTCTTTCGATATTGTTTATAGATCTTCTTAGTTTCCATCCGTTGCTTAGTTTCTTTAAAAATGTATTCAAAGATGACTGCATTAGCTTCTGAAAAATCACTATCAAATTTTTCCTGAAGGCCATTAATAGCTTTTTCCATCTTTTCCAGCTGCTCTAAAGATTCTAAGTTATTTGACAAAAAAGAATCTATGTTCTCAAATGAAACTGCTTGATTGCCTAACAGGCTTTTCCTTTTTTCGCTTAACTGTTCTCGTGCTGAATTAATCTTACTTTTTTTATTATCTAGATCATCCAGTGTTTCAAATACTTGATTAATATCCATTTCTTTCTCCTAGTTCCATTGAATAAAGTAACCACAATCTTCTTCAACTTTTTTTACATCAAATCGGGTATATAAAATCAACCGCTTTCCAAAATAGTCATTCGCATTCACCCAACTAAGTGTATCTTTCTTGCGATCAAACAAAGTAACAAAGTTTTCTAGATCTCCGATAAAACCTTTTTTGTCACCTTTATTCCCTAATGTTGTATCATCTACAATTAAAAAGTTATCTACAAAGAATGTTTCACTTGTCCCTGCCTCTTTATCAACTTTAAGAAGATAATTTCCTGAAGTGTCTTTCATTTTTTCTAAGACACTAAATAGTGATTGACTAATAACCATAGATACATTGCGCTCTGGATTGATTAAAGAAACAATAGATTTCAAGTCGTCCATACTTGTAGCAGTCTGCACTTTCGCAGTTTGGAGAATTTTCCCAATCTCTCTATTTCGTGTTCTACGTTTTAATTTAATAATCTTCTTACCAAGAAAATCCGTTAAATTATATTGGCCATCATCTAATTGCTCCTGTGAAAAATCAAGTTTCCCACTGAATAATTTAACTAAGTAATCAACGCTGATAGTTTTCTTTTTATCTGCTTCTGTTCTCTCAACCGAATTTTCGCTAACTTCTTGTAATGAATCAGATTCAAAGTCAGTTACTTCATACTTCCCACCACGGGTACGAGTCTCAATAACATTTACTAGATCAACCAGTTCTTTACGTTGATGTTCATCTTCATAACTATCAAGGATTGGTTTTTCAATGAGTACATGATTATTTTCTACGTTCATCCCTCTAGTGTTATAACCTGTACTTCGGATATAAGCTTCTAGATATTCTTTTTGTTTAACTAAGTTAGTTGTCATTTTTTTGCTCCTTTATCTTACAAGATTATTTACCTAGATTTTTTATTCTTTGTTCAAATTTTTCTTTTACTTTTTCCTCGACTGGTTTTATATGAGGAATTGCCTTGCTACGTCCCCCATTTCTTAATACATGTCCATGTTCTAATAAATGAGTTAATCTATATGTTGGATCTGCATTATAGATTACAAAAGAACCTTTAGAATTTTTCTTAAAGCGCCAATTTTTCGCATATTTCCCATATCTTTTAGGACTTGTTTGTTTCAATTCATTCACTGCTTCATTTGTAACCTCTTCAGCAATTAAATCTATCTGTTCTTCAACTTCTTCAGAATAAGCTTCCAAAGTTTTAGCAATTTCATTTGCTAGATCACTCGTTAGACTCATTTTACCCTCCTTTATCTTTTTATTGCTCCTCGTTGTTTATAATTTTTTCTAAAATTCTTTGCTCTTAGTTTTTCTTTTATGACTCTCCGAGCCTTTAGAATCATTTTTTCTAGATTTTGGTTTGTCTTGTTTGTTAGCATATTTTTCTAGTATTTCTTGTTTCCGTTGTTCTAAGCTATCATCTTCTTTTTTACACTGAGAAAAGATTTTCTGTCTTTTATCTGGATCCATAGAAAACTTATTGGCTACTACATATCCTAAAGAAGTATCTCCTGACATAATACTCACCCCCTTTCTATACAAACAAAAAGGGACATACCACTAGCATTATATGCTTACGGTATGTCCCTGAGTTGTTCTCAATAGACTTATTTTTTAGTTTCTTTTTTGACTAGATGGGTAAATTTCCCATCTGAGTAGAATAAAGTTATCTCTCCAAACCTTGGAACTTTTTCTATCTCTATTATACCACATTTTTCGTAGACAACAAAGCCTTTTTCTGTTGCAAATCGCATTTTATCATCATTCATTGATATTCTCCCCTCACTGTGTTTATAGTATATCTCTTATCTTTGATCGTGAAAGCCTTGAAAGTGTTCCCTTCTAAACCTTTCAAAATTCTACTTGAATTTCTAGCATTGTATACCGTCCGCAGTTCACTACTATCTAGGTTCGTGTTGAAAATCGTAGTTTCTCGATTATTGATAATATCAAACAAGAAATCCTGTTCCCAATCGCTCTTAGGGGTTACCGTCCCATTTTTTGCCCCCAGGTCATCAATGATTAGAAAATCAACATCAACAAGCTTTTTAACCGCCTCATACTCTGTTAAGTTTGCATTTCTGCCATAAGCCCAGCCTTCTTTTATCTGCTTGATAATCTCGGTTAAGCTGACAAACAAGACACTCTTAGGCTCGTTCTTCTCTCTGAAGCTCTCATTGATTTCTTTGGCCAGGGCAAGCGATAAATGACTTTTTCCTATTCCTGTGCTACCGCTGATTAAAGTATTTCCTGTCATACCTGCAAGGTACTTCTGGGCTTGCCCCTTTACAAACTCTAACATCTGACGCTCCTCTGTAGTCTTAACAAAGAAATTCTCAAATGTTGCCCCCTTCAACTCGTTAGGAATCGTACTATCACGCATTAAGACATCATAAGTTTTAAAGTAAGCTTGCCTGTCCTCGAACTGCTGCAATAGGTCTTTCTCTTTCTGTTTAATCTCTCCCTTCACGCACTCCGGACAAAATGCTTGTACTTTTCTTTCTGAACCCCCTAACACTGGTACAGAAATTTCCCAATAATTTACCTGGTGAATATCGCAAACTTTATCCGATATTTTTCTATTATTAAATTCTTTAAATTGTTCCTTCATCTGTGCAACTCCTAAAATGGTAGGTCTGGGAAGTTATCTTCAGACTTCCCTTTTATGGTTTTAGGCTTTTGGTTCAAATAACCGTCAAACTTAGATCCGAAAAGTGTTTCAGGTCTCAGATATTTAGAAAATTCAGGACTATCCTTCCATTCTGCCGTTTTAATATCTATCACCTGTTTAAAATCTTCAAGTGTATAGCCTTCTTTGAATCGTGCTAGTAAAAGCCTTTTAGTCTTGTCAACAAACTTATATCGCTTATTAGCTACTTGATTCAGATAAGCAATAGGAATCCAAAGTTCTTTATGTTTTGTTTTCTCTAAATCTTTTATAGCTGTTTCTTCAAGCCAAGTAGGAAAAGTGAAGTCGGGATTTCCCGACAATATATTATCTAAATATAAATTATTACTCTTACTATTAACTCTATTCTCTTTCTCTATCTCTATCTCTGTTGGACATGAGTTGGAAATAGTCTTTTTATTTTGGACATTCTCCAATTTTGGTAAATCTTGACTATTTTTTCTTTGTTCTCGCTTGTATTTTGCCCAATTTGTTTCACTCTCAACCATGGCTTTTGCTTGCGATAATGTAGCATGGCCATCATCATCAATCTGAATCAGTCCACATCTTGTAAAATATGCAACTGTCATATTTATATCATCTTCAGAAACATCCAGTTTTAAAGCTAATTCTTGTACCAAACTATCAAAATATCCTTCATAGTACAAAATACAATCATCTTCTAAACTTTCCAACATAAGACGGATATAAATCACTGTCATAGTGTAGCCACCAGGCATATTTTTAAGTCGCTTAATAAAAAGGTTATCAAAAAACTTCTTATCAACTTTTAACCAAAAATATATTTTAGTCTTTGCCATCATCTACCCCCAAAAACTTTAAAACATCTGAGATTTTATAATACGCTTTTCTAGTATCTTCAATAGGCGGTATATACTGTGGTAATCCTGCACCTTCCCATTTTGTCAAGGTTTTATCTCCTATGCCTAGTTCTTCCTTTAGTTCCACCTTGCTGATTAAATCTAATCTTTTTTGAGGTACTTTCTCATGACTTTTTAAATACCGTTCCACTGCTTCCAAAATCTTAGACTTTAAATCTTCAATCATTTTTTCAAACATCTTAGTACCCCCAAGGCTTAACTCCTGCAAGCTGAATATATCGCCCATAATCAGGGCTTAAATTCTCGCTAGGTGTTTCTATTGTCTGTGTACTTTCTCGCTCAATTTGGGCGCTTTTTTGACGGTCTCGGTGGTTTAAATAAAGCAGTAAGCCAATCAATACCATCATGAAGATAACCGCCTGTGTGTTGGTTAAATCTAGTTCATTCATGTTATGCCCTCGCTTGATAGTTCTTGATGTAACCGACTTGGTCGCTTCGTCCCATCTTCAGGAAGTCGTCCACCTCTTCGGTGCTTACTTTACGATCTACAAAATCAGCAATAAACTGAAAGAGTTTCGGGCGTTTTGCTTTGATTTCAGCCATTACTTCATCAAATTCTGCTTGTGTCATGTTGTCTAGGTCAAGTGTCATTGCATTGCCTCCTCAAACTTCTCTATAAGATGATCTTTACTTACTTTCCAATTAGCATTTTTAGAATTAAAAAGAATATCTTTTAAGGTTATAGTAGCCTCTAAATACTCCTTTTCAGCATGTTCTATATATGCCTGTTGATCTGCTTCGTTGTCAAAAAAATACTTAGCTTGACGTTTAAAGAATGCTTGTCGCATAGCGTCCATTTCAAAAATACCAGGGTGGAAAAACATTCCCGTAGTGCTTTTAGAGACTGCCTCGATTTTATGACTTTCATTCAATTCTGGAAATTCAATCCAAAGTAAACGGTGTAAATTTTCTTTGATAGCTTTTAATTGTCCTGATAAGAGTCCTATTCTCAAAAAATCATTGTTTTCGTCTGCTTGGTGTAATTCCATACTAATTCTATCCAAGCTTTTAGCGATAATATCATATGTTGTTTCTGTCATAGTCTGTTTTCCCTTTTTCCTATATTGGATTATTTCACCACTCCAAACGCTGGGCAGTTGCCCCAAGTTGGCGAACGCTTGTAGCGGTGTTTCGTGAGTAATTACCCATCTTTCAGCTAAACAAGGTCTTAGAATCACCCTGTCAGCACTTGATTTTCAAAACCTTTTCTAATTGCTTGCCTGCTCTTCGGTTTTTCTTTAGGTATTTGATAGAATAGATATTTTTTGTTATAATCAGATCATAGAAAAAATTTCTATACTCTGAATTGTGTCGCTTGCTCGCCTTGGCCAAAATTTGAGCAAGTGATTTTTTTATTTTCTTTTTGCATGATTACTA